GTTGCAAGTGTGGAATAGTTGTGTAGATTTGAAACTATACCCAATCGGATATAATTTATAGAAAAACCCAAAATTTATACGCATTCGGGTATAATGTAAAGAAAAACCCAAAAACTATACACATGAAACACAAATTTTCAATTAACCGATTCATCATCGCTTTTACCGTCTTGTTGTTAGCGGTAGTTTTTCAAGGTTGCCAATGGGAACACGATGGTAAAGTATTGAAAGACAAAGACGGAAACTTATATAGATTGGAAGCAAGCGGAATTAGACATGAAAATTACGATTTGAAGCCGCTACCAACGGCTGATATTGACAGTCTTTTAAATTAACGATAACTCGCTCATTCGTGAACCCAACCAAACTATACGCAGAAGCATATAATGAATGAGAAATCGGTCAATAAGCGCCCTTATCGCATATAATGAATGATAAATCCGTCAGCCTCTGGTCTTACCAAACCTCGACCAGCGTCAGCCTATAACCTTACCAACCAAACCTCAAACCGATGAAATTAGAAATTAGAAAAATATATAAAAACAGAAAAGGAAGATTGATTAGAATTACTAAAGGCGCAGTTAAAATTATGGAAACGAAAGAAATAGTAGAATTGATGTTAAAATCATCAGACCACAACCCATACACAGGGATGTTATCAAAGAAAGACAATTTAATCGCAGCGATTGATTTGGCTAAATTGTGTAAAGACTTTGCAGATAAAGGACACATGGATGAAGCAATGAACATTGAAAGTCATCAATGGGTTGTAGTCATTTCTGAACTCGAAGGTATGTCGCTTAATTGCGCCTAACTCGCTCATTCGTGAACCCATCGTCAGCCTATAACCTTACGAACCAAATCCCAACCCCATGAAAACCACACCCAAAGAAAAACTGAGAAAATGCCGAGTGCAGTATTATAATTATAAACTTAAACAAGTCACTTATTTAGCCTTTTTTCACGGATGGGGACAACGAGGTACGAAAAAACTCCATCCAGAAGACCCACAAAAAGACTGCGTATATGCAGAAACAGTTGCAATAGCAGAAAACATAGAAACAGGAGAAGTTACAATGGAGTCCCCTGATTCTATATTCTTTCTCAATTAACCCCAACCCCATGAAAACCACACCAACCGATTTCCGACGCTGGCAACTGCACATCCGCAAGGCTTGCGTCAACTGCAACCGCCCCGACAAATCCGAAACCATCAAGGCTTGGTCCGTCAACTGGACCCTGCTCGGTCGCATCCTTCAAGCCAAAAACGCCTGACCATGGAATGGGTAAAATGCTTGGACCGGATGCCGAAACCTTACGAACCTGTCCTGATATTCACGACCGACCGCAATCAAGCCTACGCATGGCTGGGCGATGGCCGTTGGTACTACGAGCATCAAACGTGGTTCCTAATCGAAGTGAGCCATTGGATGCCACTACCCCCAAACCCGTTTTAACCATGGACCTAATCTCACGCACCATACTCGGATATACCGCAGAGGTTGTTGGAGTCAGCCCCGATGACATCTTGAGCGAAGTCAAGACCCAAGAACTGGTGTTGGCTCGCAGCATCTTCGCAGACATCGCCTATTCGGAATACCTCTACACCTACTGCCAAATCGGGCGAATCATCAAGAGAAACCACGCAACGGTCATGCACAACCTCGAAATCCTTGCGATAAACATGAGAGCAAGACCCGACATCAAATTCCTTCGTACACAGGTTCTCAACAGGACGAGAGATTTTTTGCAACATTAGCGAGAACCCCCTCCATCTTTGCGTGAGTGAACGCAGAGGCTACCATCCTTGACCTGTATCGCAGCGGAGAAATCCGCAAGGCTTGCCTCACGATTACGGGGGGCAATCCGCTTTGGAAGGACCTTGAACAAGAGGTCGTACTGATTCTGCTGGAGAAAGACCCCGACAAGATTACCAAGATGCAGGTCCAAGGCTACCTGCGTTTTTACATCGTTCGGCTCATCATGAACCTGTACCGGGGCAACAACAACCAGTTTGCTAAGAAGTACCGTCATCACGACGAGCGGGTCGAAGTGGACCCCGAAACCCAAGAAGAGGGCAAAGACTACGACACCCTGCTCGACGACCTTTGGGCTATTGCCCAGAGCGAAATGGACTCTTGGGCCAAGGATGGGGCCTTCCCGTACGACAAGGAACTGCTCAACCTGCTGATGCAGACGGGCAATATGAAGGCGATGAGCCGGGAAACGGGCATCCCGTACCGCTCCATCATTTACTCCATCGAACAGGCCAAGGCCAAAATCAAAACCGCAATCGAAGCCAATGGATATACTGGTATTTCCAATCCTGATTAGTGCTTTAGCGACCCTTGCGGTCGTGGAGTTCCGGGTCCTGCCCCAATGGTTCTACGCTCTGCCATTCGCCAAGCGGAAGCCGTTTTCGTGCATGACCTGCTTCGGGTTTTGGCTTGGCTTTGCCCTGACCCTGCCGACCTGCCAATGGTACTTGGCTCCTATCCTCGGACTCGCCTCATCTGCCACCGCAGTCATCATTCGGGAATGGACCTTCAAATGACCAACGAGCAATTCATCGTGGCCCAAAAGCACAGGAAGTACTGGGACCAGTATGTGGCATCGCTGACGATGCGACTGCCCCCCGATGCAGTTGGTGAACTGCAGGCCATCCTCACGGCTCATGGACGACCGCCTACAAACTGGTGGTGCGCTGACTGCGTAAAATCGGCTCTACAATACATTTACCTTCAAGCGGACTTGTTTGCCGAAGCCAACCAAAACACCATAAACCACTCCCTGAATGCCCCTACCAATCCCGAAGGATAACGAAAGCAGAGAAGGCTTTATCGGTCGCTGCATGAGCAATAACCAAGCCAATGCGGAATTCCCCGATACGGCTCAAAGATTAGCCGTTTGCGGCTCAACGTGGGAGAATCACAAGAGGCAGCAGTTCGAGTCATACTCCGATTACGGCCAAGAGATTCGGGCAAATGCAAAGAGGGGGATTGAACTGAACGAACGCAACGGGAACAAGTGTGCCACGCAGACGGGCAAGGTCAGGGCAGCCACTTTGTCCAAGGGCGAACCCATCTCGGTTGAAACCATCAAGCGGATGCACTCCTACCTGTCCCGTGCTGAAACCTACTACGACAACGCAGACGATACCTCGGACTGCGGTTACATCTCCTACCTCCTGTGGGGCGGTAAGTCTGCTTTATCATGGAGCAGGAATAAACTCCGGGAACTTGGCGAACTCGAAGGCTAAAGACGAAGACGAAGCCCAAGTGCAGGCTCGGATGGACTCCCTGATGATGGTCATCACCACCCTCTGCGACTGCATCGGAGCGGTGGACGATTCTAACTCACCGAATGCATTTGCCGTGAAGATGAAGATAGTGGACAAGATTGACGAACTTATAGACAAAATCGAATACTGATGCAACGAGTACCCATAGGCACAATCAAGAACAACCCGAACAACCCAAGGGTTATCAAGGACGACAAGTTCAAGAAACTTGTGCAGTCCATCAAAGACCTGCCCGAAATGGCCGAGGTTCGCCCCGTTGTGGTCAATACTGATATGGTCGTGCTTGGGGGTAACATGAGGCTCAAAGCCATGCGTGAGGCTGGATGGAAGGACGTGCCGATTCAAGTCGTGGATTGGGACGAGGACAAGCAAAGGCAGTTTATCATCAAGGACAACGTAAGCGGAGGGGAGTGGGACTGGGAAATGCTGGCGAACCAATGGGACGAGTTAGAACTGCAAGAGTGGGGACTTGACGTTTGGAAAGCCCCAGCGGAGATTGATTATTCAGACAAAAATGAGGAAATTGATGTAGACAACTTAGATGCTACAATGACTTTAAAACTGAATTTTAACGAGGACGAATACTGGCAAGTAAAAAAACAGTTAGCGCAAATAGCGTCAACTCCCGAACAAGCCTTAATGAAATTACTTGGCAATGAGTAAACATAGATTTTTGTATAAATGGAATTTATCCGACGGCTATCCCGAAAGCAATCGACTGAAAGTGTTTGGCACGTTTATTTGTGGAGGTGGCTCAACAATGGGATATAAATTAGCAGGATTTGAACATTTAGGTGGTGTTGAAATTGACCCTGAAGTTGCGGATGTTTACAAAACAAACCACAATCCAAAATATTTATTTGTTGAGGATATACGAGATTTTGCAAATAGATTAGAATTTCCTAAAGATTTATATGACCTTGATATTTTAGACGGCTCACCGCCTTGCAGTTCGTTTAGCATGGCTGGCAATCGAGAAAAAGATTGGGGTAAAACAAAAGTATTTAGGGAGGGACAAGCAGAACAACGGCTTGATGATTTATTTTTTGATTATATACGATTGGCTAAAAAGTTGCAGCCAAAGGTTGTTATTGCTGAAAATGTAAAAGGTTTAATTCAAGGCAATGCAAAAGCATACGTCCACAGGATTAAAAAAGAATTTGAAGTAGCCGGGTACAAAGTGCAGTTATTTTTATTAAATGCTGCAAGTATGGGAGTGCCTCAAAAACGTGAACGAGTATTTTTTATTTGTCAAAGAAATGATTTAAATTTTCCTAAATTACAATTAAGGTTTAATGAGGATGCAATACCATTTGGAAAAGTTGTTGAAGATGTTGAATATAATAATTTAACAAAAAACGAGCAATATTTATGGAATAATAAGATATATGGTGATGGCGATTTTGGGGTTATTAATGTAAGATTAGGGAATAAACAAAATTCATTTACGACTAAATTATTGTATAAGGACAAAGTTTGTAATACTGTAACCGCAGGAGACAATAATATATTATTTGATATTCCAAGAAAAACAACAAAAAATGAAGTTTGTCAAATAGGAACATACCCCCTTGATTACAACTTTAAAAAGATTGAACCAAAATATCTAATTGGCATGTCAGTTCCGCCTGTAATGACTGCACAGGTTGCGGCTGAAATATACAATCAATGGCTAAAAACAGTCATATAACAGCCGTGAGTAACCCAATACCAAACAACAAGCCATTTAAAAAAGGGCAGTCAGGCAACCCCAATGGTCGTCCACGCAAGTACGTCAGCATGTTGGTTGACCAAGGGTACAAGCGGTCCGAAATCAACGACACCATCCAAAATATGATGGCGATGACCTTAGAGGAAGTCAAGGCGGTTTGGGACAACCCAACGGCAACAGTCCTCGAAAAGACCATCGCCTCGGCCATCCGCAAGTCCATTGAAAAGGGAACGCTCTACTCCATGGAAACCCTGCTCTCACGGGTCTACGGTCAACCAAAGCAGGAGGTCGCTGCAACCATATCGCCTCAACCAATTTGGCAGGGCGTAAAACTACAAGTTGACACCAACCACAACGGCAATCAAGATTGATGGATTCCGCAAGAGAATCCGAATAGTCCAAGGAGGTTCATCGGCAGGCAAGACCTTTGCCATCCTGTCCTTGCTTTATTCCTATGCAGCCAACCCCGAATGCGGTCCGCTTGAAATATCCGTAGTTTCCGAATCCATCCCCCACCTTCGCAGGGGTGCGCTCAAGGACTTCCTCAAGATGCTCAACATGACAGGGCTTTACCAAGAGGAACTTTACAACCGAACCCTGCTCCGATACGACTTCCCGCATGGCTCCTACATCGAGTTCTTTTCCGCTGACCAAAGCGACAAGATGCGAGGGGCAAGGAGGGACGTGCTATTCATGAACGAGGCGAACAACATCACATGGGAAGCCTATCACCAACTGGCTATCAGGACAAGGAACGCTATCTACATCGACTACAATCCAGTCCGAGAGTTTTGGGCGCATACCGAATTGATGAATGACCCCGATGCCGAGTTCCTGCTCGTTACCTACAAGGACAACCAAGCCCTTGACCCTGCCATCATCCGAGAGATTGAGAAAGCCAAGACCAAAGCCGAAACGTCAGCCTATTGGGCGAACTGGTGGAAGGTGTACGGCCTCGGTCAAGTCGGGACGTTACAGGGTGCGATATACGAGGACTTCGAGGTCGTGGAGGGTATAGATGTCAGCCGTGCGAAATTCGTCGCCCTTGGGCTTGACTGGGGCTTTAGCAACGACCCAACCGCACTCGTAGCAATATACCGCCAAGGGGACTGCCTGCTCATCCAAGAACTGCTCTACTCCACGGGCCTTACCAACCAAGACATCGCAGACAAGTTGCGGACGCTGGGCATTACCCGGGCTTGGGAGATCGTGGCGGATTCAGCAGAACCCAAGTCCATTGAAGAAATCTACCGTCTTGGCTTTAACATCAAGCCAGCGGAGAAAGGCCCCGACTCGGTCAGGAACGGGATAGATATCCTTAAACGCTTCAAATTGCAGGTTACCAAGGATAGCACCAACCTCATCAAGGAACTGCGGTCCTATACTTGGGCAACCGACAAGGAGGGCAAGAACACGGGTGTCCCGATTGACTCGTTCAACCACGCCTGCGATGCGATGCGGTATGTGGCCCTTAACAAGTTAAGAGTAAGCAACTCAGGGAAGTATGTTGTGGTTTAACTTTGGGGCATGAAGAACAGAAAACCCGATAGCCATATCATAGTTTTTACAGGGGATTTGGGGACAAGAACCTTGATAGATGGGGCATACGATTTATCCCAACGTCTTGGATATAGCCGAAGCCAAACCCATTTGCTGAATTACGATTACACTGCAACCTTACACGAAAGAATACCAAAAAAATACAGGTTGCCCTACGGTAATCCTGACGATTGGTTTATTAAGCAATTCGTGGATAAAGGCTATATCGTACAAGTTGAACCATCTTTCGCATGAACACGGAACGCATCCTTGACCTGCTCATCGAAATCGGCAAGACGCTTGCAGCCGTTTTCTTTATCATCACCCTTCTAACCCTGCTGCTTCAATGAACAAACATTACAAATTTGAACTGCATTGCGAGGCTGGCGTTTACTACGCTGACTCGCTGCTTGGCCTAATCCTTCAAGTCATTAGGCATCGCTTTTGG